ACCCAGACAAGTGGAACAGCATTTACTACACTAACCGCACCCGGCGGACAACCCGGAATCTATGGCATGACTCCAACCCAAAATACAGTGCCTACCGGCGGGACTATAAATCTTGCTGGTGGCGCAGGCGGAGCTGGTGCTTCGGGTGGTGGCGAAAGTTATTGGGGAGGTGGCGGTGTTAGTGGTTACAAGTCGGCAGCAGGCTCTCAAACTGCAAAACCAGGACTAGTGTATGGTTCTGGCGGGGGAGAGGGATCGCCAAGCGCAGGTTTCCACGTCGGAGCCGCTGGCGCTATTGGAATCGTAGTGATTTACCTCTACAAATAATGGAGTATAAATAATGTCTAATTACGCAGTAGTTAAAAGTGGTGTGGTGGAGAACATGATTGTATGGGATGGTGTTACAGAGTTCTCCGTGCCTGATTCTGAACTAATTGAAGCGACTGCTGATGCTCGCATTGGTGGAGCATGGGACGGTAATGTGTTCACGTTTGTGGAACCTACTCCCCCAGAACCTACAGCAGAGCAAGTTGCATTTGCAGAGAATAAAGCCAGTGCGAAGGCTAAGTTAATTGCTTTAGGAATAGACGCAGAAGAATTATCGGCGCTATTTGGAGTTTAACGGAGAATACATATGTCAGTAGAATCAGCAACATACGTCAGTCAACTAGATGGCACAAATCCGCCGGGTACTGCAACTATTGCAGAGGGGGATAACCATCTTAGATTAATAAAGACTGTAGTAAAGACAACCTTTCCTGATGCAACTGCAATAAGGAGAACTGCTCCTGATATTTCCGGGGCTGATGCTTTAAAGGTTCTAAGGGTAAACTCAGGAGGTTCTGCAACTGAATGGGCTGCATCCGCTGGTTCACCCCTGACAACTAAGGGCGATCTATATACATACTCTACTGCTGACGCTAGAGTAGCGGCACCAACTACAACTCCTATAACTGGTTATACAGTTACTGGTGCTGGCAATGGTTTAAAGTTAGTATCTGATTCCGCCTCTACAGAAGGGGTTAAGTGGGTAACTTGTAATCCTGTTTTTCAAATGGAGGGATTTGATGAAACTGTAGCATCTAACACCTTTGAAATAATGCCATTTGATACTACAGTGTATGATACACATGGTGTATGTACTAAGAGCACTAGCGCAGGGACGGCATCTAATAGGTTTACACCTACTATGCCCGGATTTTATTGGCTATGGGCTAGGGCTACAGCAAGTCCAGATTCCAATGGCGATGGTATTGGGGTAGCCATATATAAAGATGGCACTATTGAGCCGCAGGGAACTTCTCAGGTTGCCTTTAAAACGTATGCTATGTCAGATGCTGCCGTTGGTTGCGGAACAATAGTTTATAGCAATGGTTCAAATTATTTTCAAGCATTTATGAGGGCAATAGATGATAATATCGCATTCGGGCATTTTGAATTTAGCGGAGGGTGGATAGGATGAAACATCCAAGTAAGTTAGGCGATGTTCTTGCACATAAATTCCCCGCTAGAAAGTGGATGGTAATTAACCAAGAAGGAAATTATGTTATCCATCAGTGGAGCGAAGACGCTCCTCACCCAACTCAAGAGCAGGTAGATGCTTGGGAGATTGAGTGGGAGGCAGTTGAATATAAGAAAAAAAGGAAACGCAAGTATCCAGAATGGGAGACTCTTGCTGACGCTGTTTATTGGAAAGAGAAGGGTGATTCAAGTTTAATGGATGCCTATGTAGCCGCTTGTGATGCGGTAAAAGTCGCATACCCCAAACCGGAGTAGCCTATGTTAGTTCCAATGGAAAATATTGGTAGTGTTGGAATAATTACAGATGTGCCACCCCAGCAATTGCCATTAAGCGCATGGAGTGGTGGCAATAATGTAAGAATGACTGATGGGTATGTAAATAAATGCGCTGGATTTGAAGAGGTTCTTGCAACCTGTCCTGTAACTCCTTATTATATTACCCCACTAGAGGCTGGCGGTAATTACTTCTGGATTGCTTGTGGGTTAGCCAAGGTATATGTCCATAATGGATCAGCATGGTCTAATATAACTAGACAAACTGGCACTACATTGGATGGAGCAGTATCCTTATCTGCAACAACTATTACATTAACAGACGGTAGCGACTTTCCTGCCGGTGGTGGTAGTGTCTGTGTTGGTGCAGCAGCGACCTATGAGGAGTTAGACTATGCAAGTAGGTCTGGCAATGTCCTCACATTAAGCGGAACAACCAGTGTTGCCCATCTTGATAACGAGATTGTAAATCCTCTAAGGGATACTCTAACAACAGATAATGATTATACTGCAACAAGCGGTGGAATAGTAGAAGAGAACTGGTCTTCCTCTGTTATAGGCGGCATTCTTATATTAAATAATTTTGTTGATGTTCCGCAAGAATGGTCTTTGAGTAAAGGCGATGGTCAGCCTCAAAGTACATATAGATTAAGAGATTTAGCAAACTGGACAACTACTAATAGATGTAAGACCCTAAAGTCATTTAAGTCTTTCCTTATTGCAATGAATACAAAGGAAGGAAGTGTAGAGAAGAACAGGGTGGTTCTATGGAGTACAGAAGCGCAAGTTCAGGATACCCCAATCTCATGGGACGTTAATGATGATACAGTAGATGCTGGTGAATATGAGTTAGCTGCAACTAAAGGCTCTATCCTAGATGGAATGGCAATGCGAGATAGTTTTCAAATATATAAAGAGAACTCTATCTATTCTGCTACTTATGTAGGTACGCCTTTTATCTTTCAGTTTAAAATACTATCCCCTACTGTTGGCTTGCTTGCAAAGAACTGTGTTGCAGAATTTGAGGGTGGTCATTTTCTTTTCGGGACTAATAATCTATATGTCAATGATGGTCAAAGGCTCTTACCGCTCTTAAATAAACGCCTTCAAAACCTATTGCTTACCTCTATAGATGGTGATAATTTTAGCGCATCGTTTGTTGTGGCGGATTATAATAGAAACGAGATGCTTGCCTGTTTCCCTGAAACCGGACAAACCACTTGTACTGCCGCTATTATATGGAACTGGAAAGACAATACTATTTCCAAGAGAAGTTTAAGTAATTTATCTCATGCCTCTTATGGTGTTGCTGATGTATCTGGAGGGACAAGCTGGGATATAGATAACACTCTTAATGGTACAATCACAGCAGGAACCCCAGCAACGGGTGCTGCTTTAAGTGTAAATACTAATCCTACTTTGACGTTCCCATCAACGGGAACAGTTATAATAGACACTGAACAGATTACTTATACGGGAATGACGTCTACAACCTTTACTGGAATAACAAGGGGTGCTAATTCTACAACAGCAGCAGCACATACCTCTGGTGTAACGGTTGCTAGATTTGCTTCTTGGGACGATACGACATCTGCATGGGGTACAAGAACTTATTCAAATAAAGAAAAGGTTCTATTGTTTTGTAGCCCTACTGCAACTAAGATATATCGAGATAGTATAGGAAACAAGGAAGGCACAGCCCTAATGACCTCCTATATTGAAAGGACTGGGATATCTGCTGGAGAGAAGGGGGAAAAGGATTATTCAGCAATAAAGATTGTAACCTCTGTATATCCATTGATGGAGGTTTTTGGTTCATCAAATACTATTGATATTTATGTTGGTAGCCAGATGGATATGGAAAGCGGTATCTCTTGGAGTGCTCCTTATGCCTTTAATCCTAATACAATGAGTAGGGTTCCCTGTCGAAAAACAGGAAGATACTATGGGGTGAAGTTTGAAAGCAAGAATGATGTTGAATGGAAACTCCATGGCCTTCAGTTTGAAGTTAAAGAGGTTGGAGCAAGAGGAGGCAGGAGTTACTAATGGTTGATATTCCTAGCTTGCTAAGAAAGAATAAAGCAGTAAAAAGTGTGATGCGATATAATGCTAATCCAGCCCCATTATTGCAAGAAGATTTACCCGGATACATTGTTTCTGAATTTAATAGATTAGGTGATCTTATATTTAATCTTGCTGTTATGCACTTAGAAAGGACATATGTTGAACCCGGTAAAGATTCTAGTGGAACGCTTAATGGAAAAAATAAACCAAGAGTTGGTGATATAAGGTACGCAGATGGCACGGAATGGAACCCAAGCGGAGGAGAAGGAATCTACTTCTACAACTCTTCCGGTGCTTGGACAAAACTGTAATATATATCTAGTATACCCAGATGAGGTTTCTCATATTTGGGATCAAGTAGAGCCTTTGCTTTCAAAAGCAACCCCTTATTCTGAAGGGGAGGTAGAGGCGAAAGACTTTGCTTATTTAATTATTAATAATGAAATGCAACTATGGGTGGCTACTGAAGAGAGGGCAATTATAGCCGCTATGGTAACACAAATTGTTCATTATCCTAGAAAGAAAGTATTAAGAATAATAGCCTTGGGTGGAAAAGACCTAAGAAAAATGCAGAAAAAGTTTGAACCCATCTTAGAAGGATATGCAATAAAGTCTGGGTGTTCTGCATTAGAAGCATGGACTCGTAGAGGACTATTAAGAATACTAAAGGATTGGAAGCAATCTTATATTATTATCACTAAAGACATAAAAGAAAAAATGCATTAACCGGAGAAGTATATGGCTGGCGGAATATCAACACAAGATCAACAGGCTTTATTGAAAGCGATTTCTTCCCCTGCGCCCAATTATAGTGGGTCGCTGGGAGAACCATCTTATCCATCTGGGATATTAAGTTCTGGCGCATATGCTCCTTGGGCTGGAATAGGAGAGTTTGCACCAACTCCTATGTTCCAAATGCAAGGGCCACAAGTTTCATATAGCAATCCGAATACAGGATTTGGAAGATATATGGATGCTTTAAAGCAAGCTGAAGATGATGAAGCGACGGCAATAGCGAATAATAATAATAATAATAATGCTATTAATAATAATAATAACGGAGGTGGCTCTGATGATTCGCAGGCTTCTGTAGCAGGGGGGGAAAATACAGGGCCACTGGCAGACCTGTTTGAGGCACTTGGCATACCATCGTATGGCGATAATGAGGGAGATGTAGAAGCGGCAAATGCGGCAGCGGCTGGTGGTCTGTTCGGTGGTGGCCGCGGTATGGGCGGCAATCTTGATTTCTAAAGGGGATTAAATTATGGGTGGTGGAACTAATATAACAACAACGACTCAAGATCCTTGGAAGGGGCAGCAACGCTACCTAAAGGGAGGATTCAACGAAGCCGAGGCATTAATGAGAAAGGGCGCGCCTGATTATTATAGCGGCCCAACTCTCGCTGGATTCGATCCCTTACAGACTATGGCTCAAAGAGGCACAGTCGGCTATGCCGCTGGCCCAAGAGCCGGTGCAATGCAACAGGGGGCAGAACGGAATCTCCTTGGCCTTATGGGTGGTGGTGTAGATACTAGCACCTTTGGGCCTGTAATGCAGTCTCTAGGAAACCAAATGAGAGGCCAACTAACAGGGAATGTTCTTCCCGGTATTAGACAGGCTATTACTCAGTATCAACCCGGAGGTGGAACTAGGGGCGATTTGGTACAAGCTAAAGCAATCTCTTCTGCCAACCAACAGATGCTTGATAAGGCAGCACAGATGTATCAACAGTCTTACGAGGGCGCACAGGGACGAAGGTTAGGTGCTGGACAGCAGTATCCTACAACCATGATGGCGCCTCTTGGCATGATGCAGGCAGTTGGAGATGTTGGAAGTCAGCGAAGATCCATGGCTCAAGAGGGCATCAATAGAGATATCTCAAGATATAACTATGAAGCCTTTGCTCCACAGACTGCTTTAAGTAATTATATGAATACGATCAGTGGAAATTATGGAGGCCAGACAAGAACTGCTGGCCCTGCTGATAACAGTGGTTGGATGAATGCGCTTGGTAGTTTAGGCAGTGCTGCTATCCTTGCTGGATCTGATATAAAAATAAAAGAGAACCTTGAAAGAGATGGAACATGGAATGGCTTTAGTGTTTACAAGTATAATTATATTGGTGATTCTACTCCACGTCGTGGTGTGATTGCACAGGAAGTTGAAGAGACTAGACCTGATGCAGTTGTCAGTATTGACGGGGTAAAGCATGTTAATTATAGTGCGTTAGCAGGAGATGTCTAATGGGTGGCCCTGAGAGACAGGCTATCAGTGCTGAAGAGGCTAGGAAATATAAGTTTAATCCTGCCTATAATATCTATACTGAGAAGGTTCCAGCCGCTGAAACAATGGCAACAGAGGAATTTGATGCCGATCCAGCAGAAGCAATGATAGATCAAACATTCAAAGAAGTAGATAGAAAATTCCTTGCTGAGATGGCTCAGACCAAATGGGCAAAGAAGAAAGGGCCAGCACATCAGGCTGCTAGTTTTGGAGCAGCAGGAAAGTTTAGTGCAGATAATGCTTTAGCAGATGCTACTCCTTGGGTAGCAGATACTGCTCCTTCTGACTACACAAAAAGTATTAAAGGCGACATTGAAGGTTATCTTCAAAAGTGGAGAGAAAGACATGGGTACTCAGCATGACTAATTACGCCCAACCACAAGGTATAGAGAATTGGCCTGAAGATCTACGAAAGAGATACTTAGAGGCAATGAGAAAACAGTCAGGAATTCCTACGGCAACGGATGAGCAAATAAATCTTTTAATGCAGCAAGAAAGATTGCAGGCATTATTGAATAAAGCCAGCCCTACTACAGCAGCGCCTCCAACAACACCTGCTACCTCTAAAGGAATGAATCTTTCTACCCCACCAGCAGATCCTGCATTTTTAAAGTTGATGCGAAGAGGTAGAGAACTTGAGCCGGGGTACGCAGGCGGCTCTAGCACTTTTGTTCCTAGTAGAGAAACATCTCCAGCCGCATCTACTGCTTCAGGATATCTTGGTAAAACCACACTTCCTAGAACGCAGTTCATGGATCTGCCAAGTGTTTCGCAGCCTGCTGGAACGTGGAGTCCATCAGAAGGAAGGAGGGCTGCTGTCGTAGAGCATGAACTAGTT